GGCGTGGGGGCGAGCGCGGCGCGCGGGGGTGGAGGGGCGGGCATGGCGGCGCTGGGCACAAAAAATGGGCCGAGGCATGGCCCCGGCCCTGTTCATGCGCTTCGATGCTGATCAGTTGGTGATGATCAGCTCGCCAAAGGTGCCCGCCTTGTGATTGCCTCCGATGGTGTAGCGCACCTCTTCCTCGCCCATTTGCAGACCGGCGAAGATCTCGCGCACTTCTGGCCGATCATTGATCGAGAGGATGATCTTGCCCTTCACGCTGGCCATGAGCTGGGCCATTTCCTCGAACTCCGCACGATCAAACATGTCGCGGCCATAGTCATTCTCGCAGCCGTAATAGGGCGGGTCGAGGTAGAACAGCGTCCCCTCGCGATCATAGCGCCGAATGAAGTCAGCCCAGGGCAGGCGTTCAATGGTGACCGATGACAGCCTGTCATGGATCGCCTCGAGCATGGGTTGCAGCCTGGTCACATCAAAGCGCGCTGCATTCATGGGCGATACCCCGAACCCTTGGCCAGTCACCTTGCCACCAAAGGCAGTGCGCTGAAGGTAGAGGAACCGAGCCGCGCGCTGTAGATCGGTCAACGTCGCTGGATCCACATCGGCCAGGCGCGCGAACTCTGCCCGCGAGCTGATCTGAAATCGCATCATCTCGAGGAATGCGACATAGTGGACCTGCAGGATCCGGAAGAAGTTGTGCACCTCGGCAGACCAGTCGTTGATGACCTCGACCGAAGGGCAGGCCTTACGCCGAAAAAATATTCCGCCCATGCCGACAAACGCTTCGGCATAGGCCTTGTGTGGGGTGGCCTCGATGATGGCGCAGACGCGCTTGGCCAAGTGGCGCTTGCCACCGATATAGGGAGCGGCAGGCTTGACAGGTGTGACAGAATTAAGGGGCGGATACTCAGTGACCAGATTCGACATGTTGGATTTTGTTCCTTAAATGTTCCTCTGCCGAGTCGGCAGGCGGGATGACCCTGCACCTTGTTTCCATGGGCAGGGCAGTTGGGCATGGCGGGTCTGATCCGTCGATTAGGGGCAGGTCGAAGTGCCCCTTCCCCCGCTGTCGCGGGTGAAGCTTAGCGCGAGGCAGGAGCGGGCGGCGTTGGCCCAGCCTGTTTCTCATAAGGCTTGAAGTCGAGCGCGCGGACGCCCAGCCAGTCATTCAGCTGCAGCATGCGCTCGATGATCGGCTCGATCTCGTTGGCAAAAAACACATCTGTCGCCTTACCAACATCGCCAAAGCCGCCATTGTTCTGCGGGATGATGCCGATCAGCTGCGGCGGCATGCGGTGCGCCGCCAACAGATCATCGCGGGTGATGTTCTTGACGTTCTGAAACTCGTCCTTCGCGGCAACATCGGCAATCGGCAGAATTTCGATGCCACCCTTTTTGCCATTGGGGATGTTGACGAAGAGATTTTTGAAATTGCCGACGCCTTTGGCCGATGTGAGCCGATCCTTCATGGCATCGACCGTTTCCTTGTCGGCCAGAGCCTCCGAGACGTAGAACACAAAGCCCGCATGCGCCCCGTTCAGATAATAGCGGCGACGGAAAAGGGTCGCATTCTCGTTGAGCAGGCCGGATTGCAGGGCTGAAATCCATTCCGGAACCCCATAGATTTCCTGCTGCATCTCAGGCTGGAAGAGATGGAATACGCTGTCTGGCTGAAACTCGTGCTGCTCTCCAAAGCCACCCTTCACAAAGAAGAACTTGCCGGACTGCACCCCGACGCGCGTGAAAATGGCAGGCGAATTGACCAGGCTCATCGGTCGGCCAGCCATATTGTCGACACGCTCAAGATAGCCGTTGCCCATCTGCAGAAAATTCATGGCGAAGCGCTCGAAGTTCTTTTTATCGATCCAGCGCGAAGGCACCATGTGCTTGACCAGCAAGTTGACCTTGAATGCCAGCGCTGATCGATGGTGCGGCGTCATGTTGAACGCCTTGGCCAGCTGCGCCATGGGCAAGGGCGGCTCGTAATAGTCGCCATTCTGATACATCTCGAAATAGGACCAGAGCTCGCGCCCATTGATCACGCTCTCGGCATCACCAAAGCTGAACATGCTGGTGCCATTTGCCTGCGTCGGCAGCAACTGCTCGGTGCTCATATCGTTCATGTCCTGATCCTTTATCAGTCGAGAAATGCAACACTGCCCCGGCCTGCGGCTGGGTCGGATGCGTCCATAGGTTCATTGGAAAGTGCGTGGAGAATGGCCCATGCGATATCGGCATGACCGACCTCGCCATTGCGCTTTGCGGTATAGGTGACCTGCTTGCCCGTGCTGGTCATGGTCGGGCGGATCGCCATGAAACTGGCCTGTACATCGGTCCAACCGGCATCAAATTCGATGCGGCGATTGCGAAACACGTTCTGGCCCTTCATCACCAGATGTGCCTTCACCGAGACCGAGTAATCGATCTTGCGCGCTGCCGGAAACCACTTGATCACCTGCTCCCAGACGGCCAGCCCGCTGCCGCTGGTGTCGATTGCGATATCCTCAACATTGTAACGCTCTGCGACGTCCCGGATCGCCTTGGCCTGCCCCTCAAAATCGAGGCCGTTGAAGCGCAGCTTTTCGAGGACGCGAAACTTGCCGCCCGCTCGATCTGGTGGGGCGACAACGGCAAGGGCAGCATCATCGCGGCCCTGCTTGTTGGGATCATAGCCCAGCCAGACAGGCTTGTTGCCAAAGGGCCTGCGCCCCGGCAGCCCGATCTCTGCCGGTTTGAAATCGCGCCAGGTGTAAAAGCTGTCGACGCGCGCGGGTCCGATCATCGCAAACGGGAAGCTGCTCGCGCTATCGTCGATGAATTCGCATTCGTACAAGTTGGCATATTCCGCCTCGCTGCATTCCTGCCGCAGCTCCTCCGGATCGAACAGCCCGCCCATGCCCATCGCGATTGCGGCCGTCAGGGTGAGAATCTGCCGCCACGATCCATCGGGCAGCAACATCCCCTTGAGCAATGACCGCTTTGACACATCGAACCGGCGCTGCTGCGTCTTCGGCTTACCCTTGTTCCATTCCTCACCAGACCAGAATGGATAGGCCTCATGCGTGATGGTCGATGGCGTGGAGAAATAGGTCCGCTTGTAGATCTTGTGCGTCGCCATGGCGCTGGCGACCTTTTTGAGCTCGGCAAAGCCATGCACCCAGAAAAACTCGTCAAAGTAGAAATCGCCATGCTCGCCCTGCGCGGTCTGGGCATTGGTCGACAGGAAATACAGGCCGATAGGCTCAGCGCCTTCACCCATATCCATCATGATTGGATCGCCCTTCAGGTCGATGCCGGTCACCTTTTTTACCCAGGCAACGATGTAGCGCCGGAAAATTAGAACCTGTCGTTTCGAGGCTGACAGGAAAATCTGGTTGCGGCCTTCTCCTGCAAGGAAACTCTCGCGGACCTTCAAAAAGGCTTCGCGCGCGAAATACCATGTCGCACCGGTCTGGCGCGATTTCAGGATAACGCGGGTGCGCTGTTCCCGCTGCTCCCACCATCCGGCCTGATGGCCGAAATTGTGCTTGTGAAAGTCATCCTCAAGGGCGTCCCATTGCTCATCGGTCAGGAAGTTCTTGCGCTTTTCCGCTCGCTTGGCCTTGGCTTGGTCATCATTGCGACGCTCGATTTTGGGGTTAAGGTCGCTTTCCCGGCCATCGGCGGCGCTGAATTTGCGGATCCGCGCGGCGCGCTCCATTTGGCGCATGAAGAAATCGACGCGCTTCATCTCGCCTTCGGTGATTGCGCCGCCCTTGGCCGCAAGGTTGGCAATAGCGACCTCGAACCTGTCTTCGACCACCTCAACCGGCTTTGCCTGGTCCCACTCATGGCGGGTTTTCCAGCTATGGACCGTCGGATATTTGATGCCCAGCTCATCGGCGATCTGCTGCAATGCCCATCCGCGCCAATAGAGCGAGCGCGCTTCGCGATAGTGAAAACGCATCTTGTCGATCGGGATCACATCCGCGCGCGCCTTCGAAGCCTTGGGGGCCTTGCCGCTGTTAGGATCATCTGGGCCATTCATGGCCCAGAGCCATGCATTGCTTCACCCCATCTGCGCGCCTGCTTGGCTTTGTAACCGGCGCGGATACAAGGCGCGCCCGTTGCAAGAAAGCCAGTTTTGCCGCCCCAAGGGCCAGCTTGATGCCGGAACTAACCGGCTGACCTGTGACACGGAGCCAGACTGATGCCCAAGACGAAATTTGTTCGCGTTGCCGTTGAAGGTGCCACCACCGATGGCCGCACCATTGATCGCAACTCGCTGATCGAGATGGCCGCGTCCTACAACCCGAGCACCTATACCGCTCTGGTCAACATGGAACATATTCGGGGCATCAGCGCCGAACCGCCTTTCAACAGCTATGGCCACATCACTGGACTGCGCACTGAAGAGATTGATCTGACGATCGGTGACAAGACCGAAAAGCGCCTGGCGCTGTTCGCCGAAATCGACGCGCTCGATTCTCTGGTCGAAATAAATCGCAAGGGCCAGAAGCTGTTCACTTCGATCGAAATCAATCCGAACTTTGCGGGCACCGGCAAGGCCTATCTGATGGGTCTGGCCGTCACCAACAGCCCTGCATCGCTCGGCACCGAAATGCTGAAATTCTGCGCTGGCCAAGGCGAAAATTCGCCGCTGGCAGCGCGCAAGCAGGCCAAGCATCACGAGATCGCCGAGGCAATCGAAACGTCGCTGGAATTTTCGGAGGCTGGCACCGGTGCCGATGCTGCACCCAATGGCTTCCTCGCCAGTCTGCAGAAATTCATGGACAAGGTATCGGGCACTGCCCCCGCACAGGCACCTACCGCGCCCGCAGCAGTGACGCAGCCCGCCGCTGATCCCGCCACTGGCCAGCCCGCTGCCACGGAAAGTGGCCAGTTTAAGGAACTGGTCGGCCTGGTGGGTGGCATCGGCACCGCGCTCAACACCTTCATGTCGGCCCAGGCAGAGGAAAATCGCCGTCTGCGTGAGGAAATGTCGGCATTGCAGATCAAGGCTGAAACCACCCCTGCCGCCAGTTTCACCCAGCGCCCGCTGGCCAATGGCGGCAAGGCACCCATCACCGATTGCTGATCCGGACCAGACCAGCCCTTTTTATCCCGCGCACCGCAACCAGCAAATTTCAAGGAACCCCAGACGATGCGTAACGAAACCCGGATCCTCTTTGCCGCCTATGTCTCACAGATCGCGCTGCTCAACAGCGTGCCTTCGGCATCGGTCAAATTCAGTGTCGCTCCCGCCGTTGAGCAGCGGCTCGAGGAAGTGATCAAGGAAGGCAGCGAATTCCTGCAATCCATCCAGATCGTGCCCGTTATCGAGCAGGTCGGTGACAAGGTTGGCATTGGCGTCACCCGCCCGATGGCAGGCCGCACCAATACCGCTGCGGGCAATCGACGCACGCCAACCGATCCCACCGACACCAGCGATCGTGGCCGGTACATCTGCATGCAGACCAACTTCGATCATGCGCTGAAATATGCGAAGCTGGATGCGTGGCGGCATAAGCCGAACTTCCAGACGCTGCTGCGCGATGCCATTGCCAAGCAGCAGGGCCGCGATCGGATCATGATCGGCTGGCATGGCGAAGAGGCAGCGGTCCAGACCGATCGCGACGCCAACCCCATGCTTCAGGATGTCAATGAAGGCTGGCTGTTCAAGATCCGCGAACATGCGCCCGAACAGGTACTGGATGATGGCGACCTCTCTGGCGCAGGCAAAGCAATCTATGTCGCGCCCGGCGAAGTCGGCGTTGAGGTTGACTATCAGAATCTCGACGCGCTGGTGCTCGATGCCAAGGGCAACATCCCCGAATGGCATCGCGGCGATACCGATCTTGTGGTCATTGTCGGCCATGACCTGGTTGACGAAAAATACTTCAACATCGTCAATGCGGCGGGCGACAAGGCGACCGAAGTCGAGGCGGCGGATCGCATCCTGCGGTCGGCCAAGCAGCTGGGCGGCCTGCCTGCAGTGCGCGTCCCGTTCTTCCCGGCCAATGCGCTGCTGATCACCCGGCTCGATAACCTGTCGATCTATGTCCAGGAAGGCACCCGCCGCCGCATGGTCAAGGATGAGCCCGCGCTCGACCAGATCGAAAACTATGAAAGCGTCAACGAGGCCTATGTCGTCGAAGATTACGAGCTGACGTCGCTCGTTGAAAACATCGTGATCGGCAAGAAGCCCGCCTGAACCTGATACCCGCTGAATACCCAAGGCGCATTGAGGGCAGCAACTGGCATCCGGGCCGGTGCTGAAAGAGCGCAAGAAGAGGGGCGAGGGGCGCGCTGCGCAAAAACCCTCGCCCCGCC